GGGCTATAAATATCTAATCGCTGGTACTCAGGACGTATCCATATGCCGACAACAGTTATGGAGTGTAATCAACTATGGCGAGGGCATGACAGTTGAGGCTTATACATATTTATACTGGGAAAATATAGCAAGGTATGTTCAGAAAACTAAAGATGCTTGTGATGGGATACCAATTAAACGGGTTTGGATTGATTGCGAAGAGGAGTTAGGCGTTTGGTCACCCCAAATGGTGCTTGCAAGGATACACTATTTCGCTGATGCCATTGGTGCTATATGGCCCATTGGGATCTATACTAATTTTGATTTCTGGTTTAACAAATTGGGGAATCCTAGTGATTTCAGCGACTTGCCTTTATGGTTTGCCCACCCAAATGGTGAACCTAATTTTGATGATTATGAGGCACTTAAAATAGGTGGCTGGGATAAACCTTATATGAAACAATATGCCTTTGATACTAAAATAGGTACACTAAACTGCGATCTCAACGTCCGATATGGGACTCTTGCATAATAGTTGACAGGTTGTATACAATGGTAGTATATATACTACATATTGATTAGGTGGTAGATTATGCAACCAAATTCAACTATGGTAGAAAGACGACGTGAATTAGCAGCCAGACTGCGATTACGCCATTTATCATATTCTGAAATATCTGAAGAATTGGCAAAAATGGATCCACCGTGTATTAATCCCCTTACTTTGCTTCCCTGGAGCGACTATACCATTAGTGATGACGTACGCGAGACGGAGAAACTTTGGCGAGAAGATGCCATTGCTGACATATCCGACCTCAAGGCCAAAATGAAGGCCGAGTTAGATGAGGTAAAGCGTACTGCATGGCGACGTGGCAATATGGACATCGTACTTAAAGCATTACGACAGGAAGCTGAATTATTCGGTCTCTATGCGCCTATAAAGGTAGATATGGCGGATGAAATACGAAAAATAGCCCGTGAATCAGGTTTAGACGAAGATGATGCGGTGCAAGAAGCACTGCGCATACTTGCCTCAACTAAATAATAAGTGGGGTGCCGGTGCCCAACACGAAGGTATTGGTAGAGACTCATCGTCGTAATGAGATTACACAACGCGTATTGGCTGGACTATCGGTTAGGAAGGTTGTATCCGATCGTGCACAGCAACGACATAGTTTACCCGACATCGTGGAATGGGCTGAAAGCAACTTCTGGGCAGAATCCGCATCCGGCGAAGATATGGATGAGAGCAAAAATGACCTCACCAATCTCGTATCCTTCATACCATCATCAAAAATCAAGCTGGCACGCCACCAAAAAGCAACATTGCGCTATATTTTTAATAGTGGTCATCACTTTTCTACTGTTGTTTGGTCTACTGTCAAGAAAGCAGGGAAAGCTCTTAGTATAGATACTGAACTGCCGGCATCTGATGGATGGATCAAGATGGGCAATATCAGGGTTGGAGACAGATTATTCGATGAAAATGGGCAACCCTGTACTGTTACTTATATAACAGAAATCATGGATGGACATAAATGTTATAGGGTAAACTTTTCAGATAAAAATTTTATAGATGCTGATGCTGACCATATATGGAGTACGGAAAAGTTAGATATACATGGTAATAAATACAATTCCATCGATATTACCACTCAGCAACTTAAAGATTCTTGTTTATTTCGCAAAGATGGAGCAAGACTGTATCGTATTCCAATAACAAAGGGGTTACAACTACCAGACAAGGAATTAACAATAGCACCTTACGTGCTGGGAGCATGGTTGGGAGATGGTGAAAGTGCAGGGGCACGCATCACTTGCTGTGATCAGGAAATATTAGACCGCATTGCTGAAACGGAACCCGTAGTAGAACTCATACATACTAATAGAGCTCCTACATATAGTATAGGCGTTGCTAAACGTACCAAAGTTAAAGGATGGCAAGCAAACAGTCTTAATTCAAGACTAAGGGTATTGGGCGTTTTAGGCAATAAACACATACCCAATATATATCTCAGGGCATCGTATGAACAACGATTAGCACTGTTGCAAGGGTTAATGGATACTGATGGCTATATAAGTGAAGCAGATGGGACAAGTGGATGTGCTTGCGAGATAAGCACTAAATTTGAAACATTAGCTGATAATATATTAGAATTAGTCAGAACATTAGGCATTAAACCATCTTATAAACGTAACATATCTAAGCTATATGGCAAAGATTGTGGCTATCGTTATCGAATAGCTTTTTATTCACCCGAAGATGTGCCTGTGTTCTCATTAGAACGTAAAAAAGAAAGGCAACGTCCAAGAACAAATCGAACTTTAAGGTCTGAAAATAGACACATTATTGGCATAAAACCAATAGTCTCTGTCCCCGTAAGATGTATACAAGTAGATTCGCCTTCACATCTATATTTAGCAGGTAAGGCTATGATACCGACTCACAATACCACCGTTTCTGCACTGGTTTGTCGGTATGTAGCCGAGAACCTTGGTCCCTATAGCGAAATATATTGTGTTGCCAATGACTACGATCAAGCTAAGTCTAGGGCATATGACAAGACCTCTAAATCACTTTCACTCGATCCTGCTTTCAACTCCAGACGCAGAGAGCTGCAAGACAGATGGAAAGTATATGAAAAACAGTTAATACATATACCAACTGGTTCCACAGTAAAAGCACTAGCCACCGATTATGCAGGCGAAGCAGGTTCTAACCCCACACTTACAGTATGGACGGAGTTATGGGGTTATGTCAGTGAGGCATCAAAGCGCTTTTGGACTGAACTTACTCCTGTCCCCACGCGACCATTCTCTATGAGATGGGTTGAAACATATGCAGGATATTCTGAAGAATCGGAATTATTGGAAAATTTATATAAACTAGGCAAATCAGGTAGGCAGTTAACAGCAGGTGAATTAGGCGATTTAGGTTGTTTTGAAGAGGCTACTAATCCAGAAGACCTTATCCCTATCTGGGTAAACGAAGATGCTGGCCTGCTAATGTATTGGGATGAGGGGCTGCAAGGGCGCCGTATGGACTGGCAAAAAGGAGAGGTAGGACGGCGCTATTATACAGAACAGGAAAAATTACTCATTCCCAGTGAGTTTAATAGATTACATCTTAACCAATGGTCATCGGGCGAGTCCTCTTTTGTACCAATGGAATGGTGGGATTCATGTAAGGATCCATACCCATTAATCCCCGGAGATAAGACACCTTTGGTATTAGCGATGGATGCTTCAGTAACAGGTGACTGTACGTGTCTTGTTGCTGTCTCAAGGCATCCTGATGGATTACCTAAATCAAAGAATTATGATAAAAGTCTTCGTGACCACGTTTGCGAGAGAGCATCTTGGGTTTGGTACCCCAAAGATCAACCTGGAGATAAGATGGATTACTCCAATACTCTGATTGAAGTCCTGGATTATCTTATAGCAAATTATAACGTAGTCGAAGTTGCTTACGACCTATATCAATTGCATCATCTAGTAACAGAACAAAGAAAGAAGCCACGTGCGGCCTGGTATAGAGATTTTGACCAAAACAATGATAGATTACTGGCCGATAAGGGCCTATTCGACATGATAAGGGATCGTTCTTTGCATCATACAGGCAGTCCTGATACGAGGGTACACATACAGGGGTGTAATGCTAAAGTCCCTGTAACAGAAGAAAACAAATTAAGACTTATTAAGCGTTCAAATACAGCTAAGATTGACCTTGCAGTTGCAATGAGTATGGCAGCAAGGGAATGTCGTAGATTAAACCTATAAAAGGAATATTAAGTAAGATATGTTTAATGTTAGATGGAAAGTGCTATTATTTATATCAATAGTAGTATATATTAGTTTTGTTGCAATTTTTAATACGCTTGTTACGGTACCTTAATGGTAATAGAACAGGAGGTATTGGCATGGCATTTCATGGCTACAGTGCGCGGCGTGAATCCTATCATGTTAACAGAACCCAAGGTTGTCAGTGAAGTTATGGAATTGATACGTTTGAAGGCCGGCATGAAAGCCATAAAGGGTCCTGATTCTACATATGTAGGAGACGATGATAAGGCATGGGGACCTGGCGTAACTTCGTTTACTCTTTTAGTCGATAGCCACATGAGTTTGCATTGTCTTGCGAATCAAGCAGTAGCCTTTTTCGATATGTTTAGTTGTAAACGTGTACCGATCGAGGATTTAATGAATACATTAGCATTACATCTTGCTGGATCTGGAATGGCAAGTCTATGGAATCGCATCAATAATACTTGTATATGGACTGGTAGATGGTAACACCGAATATTAGCAAGCCAGGACCTAACGGCGTTAGAACATTCACCGATGGTGGAATGGATTCGCCTGGATATATGATATTTAATATTGCTTCATTCGCTGACACTATAGTTCCGTGGGGGAACAACCCCGCATTGAGGGACCAGCAATTAAGGCAATTCTACATAACCGAACCGTGGATGGCCTCTACGGTAGCAGCACTTTCAGCTCGGAATGCAGCTTTTGATTGGGAACTTGATGGTCCAGAGGAAACCGTAGCCATAGCCAAGGAGATATTTGACCGCTGTGATTATGGGGAAGGCTTTGGCGATTTAAGACTCAAGGTATCCACTGATTTATTAACTCAGGATAACGGAGCGTTTATTGAGATTATACGTGAAAGGTTTGACCCTTCAGCGCCGATACTTGGTCTAGCCCATTTAGATGCTGGGCGCTGTCAACGCACTGGCAGAATTGATTATCCAGTGGTATATACAGACTTGAAGGGTGCAAGGCATAAAATGGCTTGGTATCAGATTATAAGCATAACTGATTCGCCAAGTCCTATCGAGAACATGAAGGGTATGCAGGAATGCGCCGTTTCAAGGGTATTGCGTTATGCCCAAACAACTAGAGACATAGCAATAATGGAACATGAGAAGGTATCAGGTAGGTTCGCTGGTGCCTTGAATGTAGTATCGGGCATTAATAGCGCCATGATTGAAGATGCTATGGCAGTTAATAGCGAACGCGCCGATAATAAAGGACAATCCCGTTATATTTTACCAGCTATATTGGCAACTTTAGATCCCACATCTGATCCAAAACTGATAACTATACCATTAAAATATCTACCAGAGACATGGGACCCCGAAGTGGCTACTCGTTGGTATATAGCAACCTTGGCATTAGCTTTTGGTTGTGATTACCAGGACTTGGCACCATTACCCGGTGGCAACCTTGGTAGTAGCCAACAGTCAGAGGTATTGCACCTCAAGTCTGGCGGCAAAGCTCCTAAATTGTTTATGAGCTTATTTGAACACCATATCAACACCAAAGTATTGCCGCGTACAGTTATCTTTAACTTTGTAGACGCTGATGTTCAGACTGAAGCCTTAATGTCCGATGTAATGAAACGAAGAGCTGAACGGTTCCAAATATATGTTGTAGCAGGTATTATTTCTCCAAAGATAGCACGACTTATGTTAAAGGACGTTAATGAACTTAAACCTGAATATATTGAAATGATGGCAAAAGAGGATTTAGAAAGTCAACAGTTAAGTGTAAATAGAAATGCCGGTGGAGTCAGTAACTCTAATCCCGGTGGCAATATCGCAGGTGCCAATAATAATACTGACGTAACACAGGCTAAAGAACTCACAGCGGAGGACTGGTGGGGATTGCAGAGGCAATCTCTTACAGATGAGTATGCCGAAGAAATGGAGAATGTCTTAACCGAAATAAGAGATAGGGTAATTGGGAAGATTAAACATGAGGTTGCTCAACAGTGATAGACATGCTTAATCTTAAAGACCTAAATGACGTCACTGATGATGAGCAATTCTGGAAAGCACTGGGCTTGCTAATGGCCATAAGAATAGGGAGTATATCACGAAGAGTAGTACTGGAAGGTATGAATGCATCCCAATCTACGGGCGTGATATTCGACTTCGACAAGATACACCCTGAAGCTCTTAGGGCTACAAGAGAGACATCATCGTTTTGGTGGAAGAATATGGAATCCACTACGCGGGATTCTCTCAGGGTTGCATTAGGGATATACCAGGCTGAAGGGTTAGGAAGACGTGGACTGCCTGATCTCATAGATACGATAGAACCTTTGTTTGGAAAAGAACGGGCCAAACGTATAGCCACAACCGAGGTAACTCGATTATTTGCCATAGGTGCTATTATGGCAGCAACGGAAGACCAAACTATCGGGGGATACGTCTGGAATACGGCGAAAGATGAAGCGGTCTGTACTCGCTGTTCGCCGTTAGATGGACAGATATTTTCTAAGAACCAAATACCAATGATACCCGCTCATGTAAATTGTTTATCTGGGGACACTCTCGTAGCGTCCGCTGGTAGGATTGCGGCGGCTAGTAAACGGTGGTATGAGGGTGATATGCTCTTCATTCGCACTTCCACTGGAGACGAACTCACCGTTACCCCTAATCATCCGATACTCACAGAAAGAGGTTGGGTGGCTGCGCAGTTCCTTCAACCACGAGACCAGATATTCCACTGCTCCAATGTCGAGACCTTGCTTGCACTTGTTAGCCCAAATAACCAACAAGTGCCAACCCTGATTAAGGATATATTTAGTACGTTTGTCAGCAGAAATAACATGGTGGCCAGTGGAGTGCCAACCTCCACCAAAGATTTCCACGGCGATGGGACTAATGGCGAGGTCGATATTGTATATTCCAAGAGGGAACTGAGGGGCTACGGTGATACCTTTGAGCCCACACATATTGGCAAACTCAATCTCGTACTTACTCATTCTGGGTCTATGCCATCGCCCAATAGAGAGGTGAACAGCTTCAGCAATGGTTCTCTTACGCCCTCTCACGGCTTCATGGGCAGCGTTGGTTTGCTTGAACCTTTGCCTGGAATCCATAAATGTCCATTTCATAATCTCGGCTTCGGATTGGCTTCGGATATGAATATTGGACGAGATGAGGATTCTGCGGATGGTACTACGGCTAGTACCAAATCTCTTACTAACGGCATTCTCAGAAGTTCCAAATTCATAGAACTTACAGACATCATCAGCATTAATGTCTTTTCTTTTAATGGCCATGTTTACAACCTCCAAACAGATTTAGGTTGGTACATCGGCAATAATATTATAACACATAATTGCCGGTGCAGTCTACAACCTGCCAGTTGGCAGAGTATCAACAAAAACCCAACCAAGTGGCAAGGTGGGGGAATGTCGAATATGGATGCTCAACGGACTAATCTTTATGGGGGGACAGTATAATGTCCTTCACGCCAATCTTACCTAAAAACCCTAAGTTTATGGGTGGGTCAAAGGCAACTTCGCTTGAAAACAGAATGCGAGGGCTTATGGTCGATCTACAAAGGACTGCTTCCAACTATGAACCGCCACCTAGTCCCAATTATCAACGCACGGGCAATTTAGCACGTTCATGGTCTCGTTGGACAGGATGGGAAGGCAACGATTTAGTAGGTATAGTTGTTTCAGATAGATTAAAAGGCGTTATACCATATAATATCTATGTTAGAGGCATTAAAATGCTACAGGCTGCTCATATGGCCGCAAGGGGCTGGTTGAGTGTTGAAGATATTATGCCTAAGTTCTGGCCTAAAGCCTTGAAGGACTTTATTGCAATAATTAAGCGGAGAACATAATTTAATGCCATATCCTGGAGGTAAGAAGGACATGAGTCTAATAGATTTAGTTAAATCGATGAGTGATATGATACTGGGGACCAAAGCTGATGAATCACAATGGACAGGTGTAACAGAATATGTAGAGAAAGCGGTTGAAGAACCAGTGGACGCCATCCTTACTCTCAGTGATGGGAAGAGCGGGTTCAAGGCGTACAAACAGACTGATGGTCGATACCGCTGGGTAGGTTGGGTTTCTAATCAATACCGTGATAGAGATAACCCAAGGGAGATTCTAAGTAGTGCTGCACACAAGGAATACGTTGAGTATGCTGATCAGGAAAAAGAATACCCCGAACTTTGGTTGTGGCATGTTCCTGGCAGCAGAATAGGCAAAACAGACTGGTTGGATTTCTCCGACGGGTTTTTACTGTCATCTGGGTTATTTGATGAGGATAAGGAATCTGTAATTAAGGGGCTTGAATCCTGTGATGTTGAATTGGCCATGAGTCATGGGTTTAAGGCCCTAAAACATGATCCCAAAGAGGTAATTACGGACAAGTACCGTATGAGGGAGATAACCATTCTCCCCGCTAGTGCGGCTGCTAATGTCTGGACTAAGTTCGAAGTAGTTGATACTAAGGAGGAAAATATGCCCATAAGTAAGGATAAGAAAGAATTTCTAGCAAAGTTCTTGCCTGCCGATACAATAACCGCTATTGAGGAGACCACAACCAATCTCCGAAAATCGGCTGAGGAAGCAGGAGTGGACTGGAAAGAGGTTAAGGAAGCTGTGTTGGAAGACGAGGTTTCCAAAGCCACACAGGAGGGCGAGGGCAAAACAGACCTGTCATCTCTGGCGGAACAAGTAGCCGAACTTCTAGTTGTTAAACTGGATATGAAAGGTCTATCCGATATGCTGGTTGCAGTTAAGGCCAAGGCCGATACTACGGATTCTATAGTCGAGAGACTAGATAATCTGGATGCATCCATAAAGGCATTGAAGGAAACAGACGATGCCAAGGTAGCTAAGGCCATTATGCCTAAATCAGCAGATGGTTTGTCACTGTCTTGGATGAATAAAGCCGCAAGTCATCGCAAGGAAACCGAAATAGATCCTAATAGCGATGAAGACACAGAACTGGCTGGACAGAAACCCGCTATGGATGAGTTTCTCAACAATATTATGTCCAAAATGGGTGCTGTTTAACTAGAATTATAGAATTACAACCACATTGGGAGGTGGAAATTGGTAACTAAGCAAAAAGATGCTTTGGATTCCTTGCTTGAAGCTATCGAGGAGCGAAGCAAGGCACGAAATAAGGAAGCCACAGGTGTAGGAACAGCTTTCCTACAACATGGTCCTGGTGGTCTTCTAGCCACGGCTGGTGTTGACCCAGTAATGTTCAGCACTAGGGTTAGGCCTGCTGGATTACTAGATGTATTGCCAGCATACCCTAGTGTATACGTTAACCCACTATATACCACGATAACAGGTTTTCTTGGCGATGGGGGTTCGGACCCAGCTACAGCCTGTGACAGTTGTATGACTGGTGGCGTTATGAAAGCGTGTACCCTAGTAGCACAGTTTGGGCGATATTGCCGGCAAACCAAGGAGTTAGAACTAACTAGACTTGGCAAGTTGAACAATAGGGCAGAGCCCACGGACCTGAGGCTCATAAACGACCCATTCATGGGTAATACGCTTACTCCTGGTGGGGCTAATCTGAGTCCATTACGTTCTGAAATGGCTCAGGCAATTGTCGAACTAGGAATCTCTTTTGAGAATCTCCTATCCCGGCAGTTGTGGACTGGCAACCCCGCTAACAACAATGTCGGCGGTGGTTACAGAGAACTACCTGGCTTAGAGATTCTAGTTAGTACAGGTAAGGTAGACGCCCTTGATGGTACATCCTGTCCTAGCCTTGATAGCGATATCAAGGACTATAACTACCAAGAGGTATGTTCAGGAAGTCCGTCAATAGTGGAGACATTGACCTATATGTTCCGTTACATCTCTAAGTTAGCCAGGACTACGGGCATGGACCCTGTTGACCTTCGCTGGGTAATGCGGGAGGAACTGTTTTATGAACTGACCTCTTGCTGGCCTTGTTCCTACATGAGTTTCCGTTGCAGCAGCAACCCTGACAGCAGCGATATAACGAACATGGTCGAAGCTTCTGAGGGTATCAGGATGCGGGATGCAATGAGAAACGGTAACTATTTGTTGGTAGATGGCAGGCAAATTCCAGTTATTCTGGATGACGGAATACCTGAAGATACCAACGTCAATAACGCCAACCTGCAACCAGGTGAGTTTTCTTCGGATATTTACCTGTTGCCGTTTAGTGCCAGAGGGATTGCAACTCTGTACCTTGAGTATTTTGATTACAACTCCTCAATGGCTCAACTAGCGGGAGCACCTGCTGGTCCATTAACCAATGCCTTCCAGGTTACCGATGGTGGAAAATTCGCATGGGCGCACGATGTCATAAACTACTGCTTCGTGATGAACGCCACTATCGAGCCACGGGTACTGTTAAGGACTCCGCACTTGGCGGGACGATTACAGAACGTCATGTACAGTCCATTGCAGCATACCAGGACGCCGTTCCCAGGTGATGGGTACTTCAAGAATGGTGGTAGGACTACCACGACCCCAGCTACTTACTACAGTGAGTGGCGGGAACAAGCATAGCAGACAATAAAATATAGGATAGGAGCACGGTTTACTATGGTATTAAAAGGTAGCATTCTAATAACAGGTGGTACTGGGTCTTTGGGCCATGCCATAGTATCCCGTGCTGAACTCGAAGGGTGGAATTGCCAATTCACCATCTTTTCACGGGACGAGGTGAAACAGTCGGAGATGAAGCGCCAATACCCTTCCTGTAAATATATATTGGGCGACATTAGAGACTTAGATTGGCTCAAGGTGTCGATGCGCAAGGTTGATACAGTAATCCACACGGCAGCCTATAAGCAGGTTCCAAGCTCAGAGGTTAATGCCGGGGAAGCTGTTAAGACTAATGTGGTGGGAAGTCTGAACGTAGCTATGGCGGCAGTAGCGGCCGATGTTGGTCGCGTAGTCGGTATCTCTACCGATAAAGCCTGTGCCCCTATCAACTTATACGGTTGCACCAAGGCAGCCATGGAGAAATTATTCCAACAAGCCTGTGATTGGGGTGACACAGTATTCACCCTTACAAGATATGGTAATATTCTTGGTTCAAGAGGATCAGTCGTACCATTCTTTCAGGCACAGGCCAAACAAGGACTTATTACCATTACCGACCCCAGTATGACTAGATTCTGGTTAACTATTGACCAGGGTGTAAGTCTTGTAATCCTTGCACTGGATACTATGTCCCCAGGAGTAATTATAGTTCCCGAAGCCCCTGCCTCTAGTATGGCGGTTTTAGCCGAAGCGGTAGCTCCTGGCGTAGAACAGAAGATAATTGGACCATATCCAGGTGAAAAGGTAAATGAATTATTGATACAGGCTGGCGAATCAATGCATACAATGTATGGGAAGGGCCACTTCTTAGTCTATCCAGCTAATCAGAAAGTATATAGACCATTAGATTATGGGTTTGAATATACATCGGATGTGGCAAGGCAACTAACAGTAGATGAACTTCGGGATATGTTATATAGCACTGGCCATATCAAGTTTCAGGAGGGCGGCATTGTCAAAACCCACTAATGTGGCAACAGTGAAGCGGGAGTGGGAAAAGCCCTGGATGAGTAAGTCCAGTGTACAGACTATAGATGATTATTGGATGAACTCCTCAGACGAAAAGTCTTATCGTTACCTATTGGCTATGTTAGTTATGGAACACATGGTTAATTCAAAGGACACAGTGTTAGATGTTGGGTGCGGTTCTGGAATGGTATATTCTGCTCTAAAAGAACTTACTTCCAATGGGGAATTACCAGGTTACTCAGGTATTGATGTTAGCAAGGAGATGTTATCAATAGCTAAGAGGAGAAATCCTGAAGCCCATTGGAAAATTGGTGATGCTTATAAATTGCCCATAGAGGATAAATCTAATTCGGTAGTGACTTGTTTTGAGGTTTTAGGACACATACCATACATTGCCAATGTAATAAAAGAGTTAATCAGAACAGCTAAACGTT